TTTTATGTTTTTAAAATAAATAATTAATTTCTAACCAAGAATTTGTCTTCTTAACATATCGAGAGTTGACTCTTGTTTCTGATTCGTCGCTTGCTTATCTTGTGTAAACGACGGGTTCTTAATCTCATTAATTACGCTTTCTGTTCCTTTGCTCTTATACTGATTAGCAACTCCTCTAACAATCTTGTCGATGTTATTTAGGATGTACATATCCGTATTAAGTTTATCAAAATCCCAGCTACCGCCTTGGTCTACATACTTGTCGAAAAAGTTTTCTAGATCAGAGTTGTACGTTTTAATCTCTTGACGAGCATCGTCGTCTAGATTGTAAATGTACTCTTCGCCTTGGTCGTTCATAGAAAAGGATAACCCATCTAAGTCACTAACCGTAGACTCCATCTCGTTAATCCACTCAACCCTTTCTTCAGCAGATACTCCAGGATCACTAGCCTCTAAAGGTGTAGCGTAATCCTCTTTCACTTTGTTAAAATAGTCTCTAGCAGTTCTAGCGTCCTTATTAAGCTGAACCTTACCAGCGTTAACATCTCTCGCAGTATACTCTTCAGAGTCTGTTTTGTAAGTAGCTGTAACATAATCATTTAACTCAGCTTCAGTCAAATTTGGATTCTCTACACGTAGATACTCCTTTATTACAGCGTCGTCAGACACGTCAGACAAATCAACAGATTGAGTGTTTAGGTAATCTTGAACTGTACGCCCTGTGTTTTTAACATAGTCGTTAATAACTCGAAGCTGCTCGCTAGCGAAGTCACTACTTTCTGTTTCTGCTCCAGGGGTGTTAAGATCATCAAATGATGAAAGGTCTCGCCCAAGCTTCTCGCTAAGGTATTGTAAGACAACTTCGTCATCACTGATTTCCTCTCCCTCCTCCTGCTGACTACCTTGAGGTTCGTCAACATTGGGTTCCTCAGTATTTAAAGAACTCTCTCCTGTTAAGTCTACAACACCAGGTTCTTCCTGAGTTGTATTTTCTGTTGTCTCAACTGCTTGGTTTTCATCACCAGTTAAGTCAACAATATTTTGCTGAGGTTGGTCCTGTTGAACCTCTCCCCCAAATTTCTGTACTAATTGTTCTCTTATATCCATGTTAATTAAATTTACCTGTTATTTCGCAAATATAACGATTTTATTTACAATCGCAATATTATTCTTCTACTTCTTGCTGCTCTTGACCTAAAGGACCTCTTTTACCTTGTCTTTGCTCTATCATCTGAGACTGATTCATAGCAGACTGTTGTTGAACATCTTTTCTTACAGACCCCTGAATAGATGCTTGACCTTCCTTGCCAAGGTTGGATAGCTCTATCTCTCTAAGCCTTCTTTCGTGCTGTGATTGCTCGAACTGCTCTTTAAGCTGATACTCTAACTGTTTAAGCTGCATATCTGCCTGAACCTTAGCCTGAGCTTTAGCCTGCTCGATTTGCATCTCAGTCTGCAACTCCTGCTGCTTAAGTTGTGCTGCTTGTTGTGCTGACTGTTGCTGTAGCATAGCGTTTTGTTCTGAAGCCTGCTGTGCTTGAGCTTGCTGATCTTTCTGGTACTTAGTCCTTCTAAGGATAAGCATCTGATTAGCCATCTTAATATTTCTAATAGACCGAATCATAATAGCATCCTCTAGCCTTAGTTCTTTCTGAGCTAACGAAACCTGTATGTTCTGTTCCATCATTTGCTTTTCCTCCTCGCTAGGTGCTACATCTAAAGTAATACCAAACTCGTGGACAGAAAGTTTCTTCATCATATCTATACTGTGCATAGAAGTCTCACCAATAACGTTGGTGTACATACCATGAAGACCTTTAAAGTTTACCAAATCCTGCATACGAACAGTAATGCTTTGAGATACTCTTTTTGTTACGTTAAGGTAAGCGTCATTAATATCTCTAGTGGCGTTGTTAGACGCTAGCAGTGCTAACTTCTGTACACCCACCAAAGCTTCGCTAGACGGTTGTGAAGCGTCTCTAGCCTCGTTGACACCTGTAACGTCACGAAGCATCTGTAAGTTATGCTGATACACGTTAATAAGAGTACCGAAGTCTCTACCAATACCATTCTCTAACTCCTGTATAGGCATAGCTCCAGTCATCTGGCCTTCATCATCTATCCTTCGATAGTAAATGTTACCAGTTTGATCGTAAATCTCCTGAAGCTCCATAGGAGTAAAAGTACCACCATCTCCTTTAGATACGTTCTCTAAAGAGCCAACCTCAAACGCAGCACCTTTTGGCCTAGCCTTAGCAAGTACCTGCTGAATCTTAAGGTGAGCTAACTGTATCTGGTCAGCAAAAGGAATCATACGATCTACCAAAGACTTAGACTTCATTTTGTATAAGTTTGGCTGGTAAACTATATACGAAAGTCTAGTTTCTGAAAGGTTAGACTTAGGTCTAGGCATATCCTTCATTAACCCGTAGTTAAAGATGTAGTCTGTATCTATAATGTACTTACCTTTATATATAACCTTTACAGTAGACCCCAGATCTTCTCTTTTAGTCTTTGACTTTTTCGGAGCCTTGTACTTAGGCCCTTTCTTGTTTACAGAGTATCCTCCATGTTTATTTTCTTTCTTCTCATAATTTAAGGAGTGAGAAGTAATAAACTCAGCGTCCAATATGTTAACGCTAAACTTATCGTAATCGTAAGTCTCGCTGCCGTTATCATAAAACGCTGTAGTGCTATAATTAATAGGGTTGTTATTTTTTCCTGCGTATTGTTTAGCTATAGATATGTACTCTTCCTCACTAAACTCGTCTCCTGCTTGTTGTTTAAGATCAGCAATAGTAATAGAGTAAATCTCTCCAGCGTGACGTATGTTTTTAAAGTCAGGCTTTGCAGAAAAAGAAGTAATAAGATTAGAAGGGTCTACGTGTCGAATCTTTACACCCTCTGTTTTAGATAGCTCTGTTTTAGCGGCACATATACCTAAAACTACAAGGTCACGTATCATATAACGCTTAAGTTCGTCGTAGTCGTTTACATCAAGAGTGTACTCAATAGCTTTCTCTAAAGCAATCTCTACGTTTTGTTTATAGTTAAGGGCCATAAACATTTCAATCTCTTCAGGGTTTTCAGCTACAAAACCTTTAGAAGTCATAGGTACACCTGTCTGATCTTCCATATCCTCCAAGAAGTCTTTGTTGATCATGTCAGCAAACATCTTCTTTTTCTTGTCAAGTCTTTCTGCTGCAGCTATAGGGTCTATAGACTTAGCTTTAACATCGTACTCTTGGTTTACCATACCGTTAATAATAACGTCAACAAACTTAGGAATAATAGATACAGGTGTCCAGTCTATGTTAAGGTAAGAGGAATCCCCTTGAACGTCAAGCAAGTCTTTGTACTTACCTATATCTTGATTACCTTCAGCGTAACTCCTATTACGGGAGTACCTCATTTTAGTATCTCTAAAATATACGTCTCCGTTGTTTTTCCACTCGTAGTACATAGCCTTAAAGTAATTAAGACCGTAGCCATTAGAAGCTTTTTCTTCGTTAGTAGATAGAGGTGAAGGATAGCCGTTTAACTCTTCCTTACTATTATTGTAAATCATGCCCTTAATTTTTTACTAGACATCCCTTTGTTATTGTACCTTTTAACTAAAGGAGACGATATTTTTAATTCTTTTTTAGGTTTTATGTACTTCTGTGAAGCTAGTAAAGCCAACGAGGACGATATACTAGCATCGTATTTTGTTCTGTTATCTATTTCAAATCTACTCCAGTCATCAAGTAAGACGTTAAAATAACACCTTCCCATCTCACCAGTATTTTCATTTTGACCAACGTGATCGTATATATACGTAGCTATAGCTTCTGCTTGAGCGTTAATTACAGCAGCACCAGATCCAGGTATACCCTTTGTCTTTTGCTTACCTCTACTCCAGTCTGTATGCGTCATGTCTGGTCTATCCATAAGATACTCGTAGTATCCTCTATTCTCAAAGTACTTTAATATACCTACTTTGTTATTCTCCACTAATATCTGGCAACCATAAAAGACACACATCTTAATCATGTCTTCGTAAAATATTTCCGCTTTAGGCGGTCTATTAATATACTCACATACAAACTGCATAGACGCATCACTTGCCATGCTAAATTTGTGAAAAACATGAGCAGAAGCATCAGATCTCCTGCCATCAGTAGTGGTGTCATGGTCATAAGGGTCACAGCCTGCCACCAAGACATCTGACCTTCCAGGAAATCTTTTACCGTACCTACTAGAGATATTGTTTTGATCTTGATGTTCTGGAACCCAACTAATCTCCCACTTACCTTTTCTATGAGGTATCCAAATAACCTCTTCATCTTGCTTCCCATTCCTCCAAACAAACTCTCCCCTAGTCGTCGTTGCGTTATTAACCTCGTTGTAATCCATCTGTTGATAGATTCTTTCTACGTCAAAGATACAACTTTGTGTGTCATTTCTAAAGGATTCTTCTACAGTAAATGGAAACTGACGTTTAAATTCAGATAAAGCTGTAGTATCGTTCTTTAAAGCGTCTCTTCTGTTCTGAATATAATCTTTAGCCCCAATGTCTACAAGCATCTCGTCAATACCCATAATTGGCTTCTTGGGGGTTTCTATAACAGAGTAGCCATACTCGTCTATAAAGCCTTCTAAGTTATCGTACGCAGGTATAAACAGTTTGTACAAACCGCTTTTAGTCCTGCCGTTAAGATCTTTATCGTCAGTATTAGAGTCGTAGAATATATCTTTAAACTCAGCACCACCATCTTGCTGCTTATTCGCAGTAGAACCCATCATGCACTTACCAACAACCTTTCGACCTAAAAGTAGACAGGTCTGTGTAACCCCCCAGTTCTTCTTAATAGAATTTTGACCCGTCCACTTTCCAGCTTCATCATGGATTAGAAGCTTGAGCTTCATACCATCATAACTGTTGTCTGCGGTGTTTCTCCAATCTATTGTAGAGTTTAAAGCTTCAGACTCTTCGATATGTTTTTGATTCTTAGTAATCTTTTTAGCAGGCTCCCTAAAGGCTAACTCTACACGAGGGTTACTAGAACCATCCTGTATAGGCTGAAAAAAGAAAGGGTAGTTTCTGTATATACGAACAACCTTATCCGTAAACATTATTTTAGCATCAGCACCAGTCTTAGACAATAAACCAAAGTTACTATCGTAAGTCTGAGTAGCCTGATTTACAATCTCACTACTAGCCATGTACGAAAAACCACTACGCCTGTTCTTGAGGAAACACATCCCATAAGAGTTTTTATCTAGCTTACACGCTTCCCAAAAAATAAAGAACGTTCTGTTAGCATCCCTGTAATCAGGGTATCCAACATCTATCTTACTCCACTGAATAAACATATAGTGAGAGCCTGTAATATAGGTTGGTACTCCGTTATTAAAAAACCAAAGCCCATCTCTTCTACGTCTAAACTCTTCTTCTATATAGTCCACATAATCTGTGGCGTTATCTCTACTTAATCCTTTTGGCATTCCTTCCCTGGTCCACCTCTGCTTTCCTTTGGGAAGGTTGTGGTAGAGTATGTCCTTTTTTAATCTAGGCTTTTTAGGTAGTACGATCTTTAAGTTGTCAAACTCTAAAACCTCACCCTCACTGCCTTCAATTAAATATACTTTATCACTTTTTTGCATACCTCTCAGCAAAAGACCCTTTAAAGTCTTTCTTATCTTCTATAAGGGACTCGCCCTCTTTAATTCTATCTTCAAGGTTCTTAATACCTAAAAGAATTTCTTGACAATCCTCAAAGCATTCTCGTTTAGCTTTTATCGCCTGTCTTCGCCTAGCATCGTCTTCCTCTACTAAAGGCTTGCCAATCTCTTCTATTAAAAGATCAACAGCTCCTTTACTAGCCTCTATTAGCTTCTCTAAAGTTTCAAGAGCGTAGTTTTTATTATCATCCTTCATACTTGCAAAGAACATCAAAGTTACGCATACGAAGAAGTTTTCTTCCGTCTATATCCATATCGTACTCAGAGTTCTCGCTCCACATTACTCTATCTCCTTCCTCTACGCCTTGCTCCTTCATCCACTCGTTAATAATAACGGCTTCACCATGCAAGTCTACTTCTTGAGCTTCTGACCCTAAAAATATACCAGAATCTGATTTTTCTGGATCTTTCATTTCCTGCTTCATAAAGTTCCATACACCTACAGGAATATACTCGTCATTCCTTTTTATTAAGTATATCTGCTCCATACTAGCCTGATATATATTCTTTTTGTCTGCGTGCTTAACAAGATTTACAGGTGTAGCTATAAAATGGTGAAACCATACTTTATCGCCTTCCTGTATTCCCGAATCTTTAGTATCGTGAATCGGAGCCCTGTAAACCGTACCATACTGTCTCGCTAACTTCATAGGGTCGTAAGAAGTATCTCTATACAACTCTTTTCCGTTTAACGTAATGGTATCTTCTGTTTCTTTTTCTACCTCTATCCAGTAGCTATCTTTAATTGGCCTCATGTCTTTGTCTTTAAATTTACTTTACCTCGTACTCTTCTAGATTGTCTGTGTTGTACTCTATCGCTGTAGGCTGAGAGAAAAACCTCTTCCAGGGTCTAGAAAACTCTTCAGTCTCTTTCTTCACGTATACGTCGTACACTACTTGTTGATGTTTGTACCACGCTGCCTCATCTTGAATGATGGCTGTAACTCTAAGGGACCCTCCTAGCATTCTCTGGCCTACCTGATAGGTAAGACCTTGCTTTAAGTCCCCTATAGTTATCTTTCTAATAATAGGGTTAATTGATTCCATTTAGTTTAATTTAATTATGCTAACGTTCTTGATATTTTTATAAAGTGACAATAAAGATATCTAGCAGAGCCCGATAAATTTTGCGAACCTACAACTGGTATTAAAGACGCATTAGAAGTAGTAGCTAAAGACTTAGAAGTCGTTATTGGTTGTGTTACTCCACCTGCAGTTGTAGTTGTAGGAGTGTGAGTTAAACCGTACTGAACACCGTTTACAAAAACACTAATTTTTGCGTTGTCATCAAAAACTATTCTTAATCTATATACAGTACTAACAGCAACTGCGATACCTAAATCTGTTACGTAATCAACGCCAGCAACACTATACACGAAGTGAAGGTTCCCATTTGTCGTTAAAGCTCCTAAATCGTCATCTGTAGCGTATAAAAAATAAGCCTGATCAACGTCAGTAGCGTAAGTACCAGTATTTGATAGCTTCATACCAGCCCAAATAGCTTGGTTAGCAATGTCACTATGAGTTGATATTGCTATGTTAAGTTCTGTTTCAAACTCAGGGCTAAAAAGAACGTTTCTCCAAGGCGTAACATTTAACAGATCAGTGCCATTTCCTTGGGAAGAAATCTTAGGATGAAGTATGACTTGATCGTTATCAGAACCATTAGTTACAACTCTTAAACCTGGTTGAGAACCAGCGTAAGTAATAAAGTTTTCAGCAGCATTTGTACCATCTAAAGACCAGTGAAAGTTTGCTTGTATATGAGGGTCTACCACAACTTCTATTTCAAAAGTTTGAGACGCAATATCTACTGCGTTTGTAGCTACCCTAATTTTACACGAACCATTAGCAACATCATGAACCATGACGTTTACCATAGCGTTATCTGCAATGGCACCACTACTATTTATAATGTAAGCTAAAACATGAGAGTTAGGATGTATCATTGTATTATTAAACGTAAACTCTTGAGAGTCTGACGCAGCCAAATCGTTAGCGTAAGTAGTAATTCTAGTCATTTTAGTTGAACTAGATACAGCTTCCGTAGCACTAGTTCCTTGAGTTACTTCTGCTTGTTGAACATCTTTGTAGGGAAGGCTATGAAAGTACTCGTCAAGAAAATATCTATCTTCTGATTGAGATAACACACCTCCAATAGTTAAGTTCCCTGACTTGTCAAGGTTCATAGACTGAGACCCATCGACGGTAAAATTCATTGCGTCGTTAGAGTGATCGTAAGATATACCACCTACATCATTATCGTTAGCATCACCAAAATATATATGACCAAAACTAGAAGTTCCAGAAAGTATAGAAAGACCTGCGTCTCCAGAGTTTTCTAAAGTTAACTGGTTAGCAAAAGAACTAGCCGTTACAGCCCCTGCACTTACA